GCACTACCGGAGAATGCCGGAGAACCATCGTGTCCTGTGTGTATTCCACCAATAGCACCGGCTTGCTTCAAAAGAGCGTTACCGGCAGGTAGATTGTTTATTCCATATGTGCTTGCTTCTAAATCTGCGATTGTATTAATATAACCTGTCATCTTAAATTCCTCCTACCATTTTGTGAATGTCCGACCAATCCATGTTAGCCATTTCATCCATACTTGGGAGTTTTACTGCGGATTCTTCTTGAGCCTTTAGAATAGTTTCCTTTTCTGCGGTCAATGATTTCCTTAGTTGTGTAAATTCATCTTTAAGAGAAGCAATCTCGCTAGCGGCATCATAGTTTGCCTTTGCGATTGTGTTTTCTCTTGATGAAACTTCTCTTGAGAATCTTGCTTCAAAAGACTTCTTTAGGTTGTCATAAGCAAGTGTTTCAAGTTGTTCTTGTCGGAAAGCCTCGTAAGCCTTCTCAATGTTTCCAACTGACAAATCTAGTGTGTCAAATTCACCGTTACCAAAAGCCTTTACGACTGGCATATCGGAGGAAGTTGGTTTACCATTGTTAATTACAATACGGTCAGCAGGTTCTCCAATTTGGTTTCCTGCACCATCAAGAGTTCTTAAGTAAGCCTTTGCTTCTTCATCTTGATATTCGTCGGCCATTTCGGTTTCATCAGCATGTTCCATGTCCTCTTCGTCTTCTTTGTCCATGTAATTTCCTCTTTCCATGTCATCATCAGCCATTTCTGTTTCTTTCATGCCTTTCTCATCGTCTAGCAACTCTTCTTCTTTACGAAGCGTATTTACTTCTTCTAGCAAAGTATCTAACTCCGCTAATGCTTTTTCTAGTTTTTCACTCATGTTTATGTCTCCTTTATCTTGTTTCAAAATATCGAACCTCGCTTCGGGGTTAATTCCTTTTTCGCATATAGTAATTTCATGCAACTCTAACTTGCTGATTTCATTATAATCACCTAAGTTTTCATGGCTTTTCTTTACTTTTTGGAGGGCTTGGCCTCCTATGCTAAAAGACCTTAATGACCCTTTGCGAATGTTTCTGCCAACTTCTTTGGCTTTTTCTATATCGTCTCGTAGTTTAATTACTACAAAGAAACCTACATCATCTACTTCGGATTTCCAAAGTCTTCCTGTAGTGTCTCTATAAGAATCTACAACTTCTCCAACTTGAACATTGGAATGGTTTGTCATAACATTTCTAAATTTAGAGTCTCCCATAAACTTAGTAACTGCTTCATTAAGTGCCTTTAGTGTGATTAAGTCGTTTTGCTTATCAACTATCTCTATGCTAGCATAGCCACCAATCATTAAATCATCAGTTCTAGCCTTGAGGATGGAGAACCCATCATTTCTCGTTGCTAATACTGCCGATGACATTTCGCTCAAAAAGAAAAAATTTCCTTTTGATATATAATACACACGGTTATTTTAAACCATTAGTCGTCTTTTGGAGGTAATTCAAGACTACTGTATTTATCTTCATAAATATTCCATAGTCCTCTATCACTATCAGTATCAGCAGGTTTTTGTTCATAGCCTGTCCATGCTAGCCACATTCTTTTTCCTTTAACTTCAAGCATTCTAACATGAAGTTTAGTTTCAAACTTATTACCATCTAAGAAATACTCATGGTAGCCTTCCTTTTGAACGCCTAATTTAACATCTCCACTATCAATGACTTTACGCTTAGATATATTCTTAGCAACAATAGCAGGGAACTTACCGGCCTTACCAAACAATTGAAAGATGTCATCTTTGCTATCTAATCTAACCATCCAGTTTATGCTTTCATCGCCTAACTTCATAACAATATTTAGGTTATCATCATCTCTAAGATATACCTTAAACTCACCACTTCTGTATTTTTCGGGAGTTTCATACTCTTTCTTAATGGTGTCCATTAATATCTTATCATGTTCAGCAAATAACTTCTTTGTTTTAGCATCAAATGATATACCATCTCTATTTTCAAACCAATCTTTAACTCGACTCTCTTTACTATCTAAAATAGTTTGATAGTCATTTTTGTGGTTCACGGTTAAAAAATTATGAATTTTTTTAGCGGTTTTTGCACCCTTTTCCTTTAAGAAATTAAATATAGCAATAGTAAGTTTAGATTGTTTTGTTTTCATTATTTCTTCTGCTTGTTCTTTCCACAGGTCTAAATCCATTAGTGCATTCTTGGCCATTAGATTGTCTTCTTCAAATCCATAGATAGTAAAGCCATCCATATCTCCTTTGATTATAATATTGGCTTCGCCGTGAATATGGTCAGAAACTACAATCCCTTTCTCTACTTCTTCTACATTATATTTCAAAGACTTATCCGTATCATTAATTAGCATTTGTAGAGTAACTAACTTGTCCGGTGTCTTACTTTCAGCAATTTCATTTATCTTTGCTGAATAAACAACTGGCTTACCCTTAACTTCTTTTACCTTATCAATAGAAACTCTAACAACTTCTCCGACATCTGCTGAAACCTTAGTATTAGTAGCACTACCTACATTAAGATAGTTTACGCCTTCTATTTTTTCACCATCTTCTTCAACTGGCCCCGCCCCTAACTTATAAGAAAAGTTAGAACCACTCTTTTTCTTATCAAGCACAATTAAATCTAACTCAACAAAAGGTTTCCATCTAATCCACTTAGGGTTTTTCTTTGTTCCTAAGTAGTAAGTTGATGTAGAGTCTTTAATCATAGCACCTTCAGCAGTAGGCATTTCCATAATCTTCTTAGCATACTCTTCAACATCCTTTAGACTATCAGCAACTCTTGTATCTTTTTTAGATGGGAATGTTAAGGCTTCACTAGAATGTATAGAATAGTTATTGAACATTATTTGCATTCTGTTTTGTAATGTATCTTCCATGAGATTTTCTTCGTTGTGTCTCATAATATCAAACACATGAATTCTAGCCTTGCCCTCTCTTTTTCCTTCTAAGTATTCTACCGCTTCTTTTCTTTTAAGAGAATCCTCTCCATCAAATAAAACTAATGAAGCATCTAATATACAGTCTCCAAATTGTTTCTTCTCTAATTCTTCTATTGCGTCTTTACATTTACTAGATATATCTTTACCTGTATAATCATAGACTTTTATATTCTTATCTATTTTGTGAAGTTGTATTCTAAACCCATCGTATTTTTCTTGAACATAATATTCTCCACTAAATCCTTTTAGTTCATTCATATCTTCTATTGTAAATATTCTATACATTGGTTTGTTAGGGATAATAAAATCACTTTGGGCTTTCTCTTCATCAGATTTCTTTTCTTTCAAGATAGTTTTTTTATCTTTATCAGTTTCATCCTTGGCTTTAGTTTCATCTACATCTGTATCTATGTCTTCTAATTCAAGCCACTCTTCTCTAGTGTTCTTAGATAAGAATATCAATTCTAGCATATTCATAGCGGCCTTCACCTTAGACTCCACTTTCTTAGAATCTTTATCGTCGCCATAATGCTCTATAATGTAAAGTGCAACATCATCAACTTCTAAGTCTAGCCCAGTTAAACCTTCAGTAATATCATCGGGCTTCATATCTTTAATTGAATATGCTTCTTTAGGTAGTGCTTTATCATCTTCTCTAATAGCATAGTGAACAAACTTAATCATGAGTTCGGGTGAACCTAATAATGCTTCTAATACATTACCTTTAAATTTTTTAGCGAAAGGGTCACTAACTTCTTCCGAAGAATACCTTAGTGCTTTAATTCCTTGATATAATTTTTCAGCATTGTTTGTTGTTGGGTCGGAAGCATCTTTAGATTCTAGTAGGTCTTCTTCGATGTAATCCTTAAGTTCATTTGAAAGAGCATCGCTCATTTCATATGCTTCTTTAATTTTATTTACTGCGTTTCTCCATTTAGAACCGTATTCTTTTGGGTCGGTTCTTGCTGAAAGATAAGCGACTCTCGTTCTTTCAAAGAGTCTTAGAATATCTGTGGATATTGACTTATCCTTTTCAATAAGGAGGGGCATACGGCATCACTCAAGGAAGGTCTTGCTCTCTAACAAAAGGTAGTCCTTTCGGGTTTTCAAAAACAGTTACATCCTTTCCTTTAAGATTTACATAGCCAATAGCAATTAAAGCATGTGAAGGCATGTCTTTTGTTCGCATCACCATAAATTTTTGGTCATGTCTCTTTAATGGTTTTTTGGGTTTAAAATCTTTGGCTTGACTTCTCAAATCATCTTGTTTCTTTAAACTCTCACCTGCTAAACCATACCCTTCATTCTTTTGAGTTTGGTTAGTAATCTTAGAAGCATCTTGCACCTTTGGCCTCTTAATCTTCTCAACTTCGGGGTCAGTATCTATTTCCAATACTTGAGTTGGCTCAATGTTCTTTCTCTTTTTTGCGCTCAATTCTTCTTTAGCCTTTCTTGCTTTTTCAATAGCAAGGCTGATTATTTTTTCTTGTCTTGTTACTTTTTCCGGCATTATTGTCCACCTACATTCTCTACCATCTTATGAATATCTTTCCATTCCATGTTCCCAACATCTTTCAATGGGGAACCGCCAATGGTTCCGTTGTTCATTCTTGGAGTAGGACTATCAACAACGACAAAACCGGACTTCATTAGTAGGTTATCGTCATTGTAAACTGCTCTCTCTAAACTTTCTATCTTAGAAGTCAGTGCCTTGATTATCTCAAG